ATTTCAATAAGAATACCCTTACCTGTGTCAGATGGACCTAAAATTCGCATATATATCTTTTAGATATAAATATACGGTTTATACTTCTTTTACTTTTTTTGAAATCGTGAAGTCAAAATAGGGAGATTTCTTGAAACTATTTACGTATAATTCCTTCGCGATTTTCTTTAGTGATAGTTTAAGTTTTGGATCTTTGAATTCCATCGGAGTGTTGAAAAAAAGTGTTACTTCTAAATTCATAAAACTTTTTTTACCATACTCGATACCACTTGTTCTCAGGTCTAAATCCACAATGTATTTTTCCTTGAACATATCTCTATCTAATACTTCATAGACAGAATTCTTTATTGATTTACTAAAGGTAGAGACAACTCTTTCCCAATTTTCGTATTCATCGGTGGGGGTTACCCAACTTTGGATGTTTAGATATACAGATTTTAGATTTTTTGAGTCGACCGTACCAAAGTTCATTTTAGCATCAGGAAATCCTACTAATCGTGAGGTTTTACCTTTTTTCATATATTACATTATTCAACAATATGTTTATTTCTTGTTGAAAAAATAAACAATTTTTACCCCTCAGTCAAATTTTTTATACAATGAGATTATTTATGTAATATGCTCATAGTAGAAGTAAGAAATAATAATATCGAAAAAGCACTAAAAGTGCTAAAAGGTAAGGTAATTAAAACCAAACAATTGAACTACTTGAGAGAGGGTCAACAATACACAAAGAAGTCTGTAAAGAAACGTTCACAGATAATCAATGCGAAATACCTTCAGTCAAAAAAAGATAAAGAATCTTACTGAATATTGTTGTAGAGACTATAAAGTCTTACGTAGTTGATCTTTGAGTATTCTTCACTCTCAATCTGTTGGATTGTTTCCGTCAACTTATTCTTAGTCAACTCATCCTCAACCGATGTAATGTTAGACAACGCATCGATAGTTTTTGTTTTTAGATCAGTATATTCTTTAGACAATTCAGTGTCTTCAGTCATCAAAACTTTTGATAAATCTTTCTTAGAACTTTCATCCAAAGTTTCGATATATTTTTCTACTTGTTTTCCAGCAATTCTGAAAATAGATTCGATTGGTAGATTGATTGATTCTTGAACTTGTTTCTTCTCAATGAGTTTGTTCATAATATTCTTTCTACTTGAAACTGATTCCAAAATAGTATTTGGATGACTGTAGACCATATTATCAATATCCTGATATTGGTTTTCACAAACCACATCTTTTACCCATTTTGTCACTTTAGACAAATCTGATTTAGAAAGATTCTTTTCAATCTGACGAAGACTTTCTGTAATGTATAGATCGGCAACATCTTTATCCAATCCTTGATTAGATGAAAGTTGAGTGTAAAGGTGAAATACAGAACTGATTTCTTTATTCTCCAAAACAAACTTTTTGAAGTTATTCATTTCTGATTTGAAGGACTCATTTACATATGACCCAACTAATTTGTTTTCTATTTTGGATAAGATTTCTCCGAATTTCATGGTAAAACTTTTATAATAAATATTATTAGTCAATGATTTTACTTAGTTGCTTCTCAATTTCACCTAAAGAACGTCTACCCTTCTCCAAATCTATCTCACTAATAACAGCCAAATCATCTCTTTCTACGATGATGTTCATTCTTTTTTCTACGGTTTCAGGTGTTACAGCACCAGCTTCTTCAGCAGGTGGAGTTTCGATACCACCTCCCGGTGCTTCTGTTGGTAATTCACCAAACTCAGCATCCATAGTAGCAGTTTCTGTTTCACCAGTGACTGCTGGTACGCCGTTTCCATACAACTTATCAACGGTATCAAAAATACCTGTCTTAGTAATAACATTAGGAGTATTCTGAATTTCAGTAGCAACTGCTTTTTCAACTCTTTGTTGTTGTAGGTCAAGTTTGATTTCTTCATCAGAGAATCCAAGAATATGTTTCTTAGCCCATGACTGAGATACCGGTGCAATACCCTCGATTGGCATAACCGCGTCTTTGTACAACAACATTTTTTCTTTCCATACGTCAATTGTAAGAAGGTCCGCTTGTTTTGATGGGTTAGTAAGACTCAACTGGAATGATCCAAGTTCGTCTTCAAATCCCAAAAGGAAAAGGTGGATAATAGCAATCTTATTCAATTCAGCAATCATAGATTTTTGAATTCTATTGATTGTTCTTGCAAAACGGATGTCTTGAAGTGATAGGTTTCTTCCATCACCAACAACTTCTTCAAAACCCAAGAACGCCTTAGGAATTCTAAGTGCCGTTAGAAGTTTCTTTTGAATGTATTCAATATCGGCAATTTCTGAAAGGTTTTGTGCTCCTTGTAGTGTTTCAATAGGATTCGGTGCTGATGGGTCACGAACAGGAATAAAGAAATCCTGATCAACCGCCATCTGATTGAATCTCATGTCTACGTTTCCAGTATTTGGATCGGTAATCATGTCCTTTTTGAATTGAGCCGCAAATCGTTGAACATATGGTTGAATATCTCCATCATCCATGTTACCAACATATACTTTGAAGACACGTCTTTCAGGTGCTCTTGATACACGATAAACCAACATCGCATCCTCACCCAAAACTAATTGTTTCCAAATTCTTCTTGCTTTTTCCAACATAGAAGTACCATATGGAAGTTTTCTATCATCACCCAATAATCTAAAGTGTGCAATCTCCCACGAGTTAAACTCAAGTTGTTTGTTTTTCCAAGTAAAAGTCAAACTCTGAACGTGATCAGATGTACCAGCCATTGCTGCTCCCGAAGTTGCTCTACCTCTCATACCGACCTCAATACGTTCGATTTCGATGTTAGGTAGTTGGAGACAACCAACAACACCCTTTTCAGGATCCAACTTCAAGAAAACAAAGTTATCACCGTACTTAGCGGTGTTTCTCGTCCACATAGGTAGGTTGGTATTGATGTCCAACGCGTTATTGAACAAATCACCAAGTACTGATTTGATACGTGGTGAGTCAGAGTAAATTTGAAGCATGTAACCATTCTCATCTACAGTTGTAGATTCTTCGGCATATGTGTCCAAAGCCGCTGAGATCTCAGGAGTATATTCCATAGACTCATAATCGTAGTAAGACGCCAATCGTGTTGGTTCGTAATATACCGCCTGACTATAAAGGTTATTTTCAATCTTAGCCCATTGTTGTGTCAAATAAAATGTTTGACGGGCTTGTAGTTTTTCTTTTTCGTATTCCGCCTTATCAGTGGTACGAAGTAATTCTTTTTTATCAAATTTGTAAGTTGGGAGGTCTTGACCCAAAAGAGAATTTGGTCCCATTGTTTGGGACAACCTCTGCCAAATTGTTAAGTTTTTTTCATTATCTGCCATATCTTACAAAAATTACACTCAATTCATTTTTTATCAACGCTTCATTCCTCCGAATAACCATAAATAGTCTTTATATTCCTTCAAAGATGGTTGATTTCTGTATGCCGGGTTGTCAAACCTATTACCATTAGATAATGCCGGATTAAAATATTGTTCTTTAGGTTTTTCATAGGTCTCCACAGCCCAAGATTCCAACATACTTTTGGCTTGTTCATTTACCTTATTGAGTTGGGTAAATGATGTTTCGGCAACATAGACCGCCATAGCCAATGCCATAATCAAGTCATCATGTTGTCCTTTCATGTGGTCAGGTCTTCCATTGATATAAACGAAAGTGTTCATCTCGTTCAATAAACGAGTAGATCTTACCTTCATTCCATGTCTCAATGACTCTTCAAATGCCGCAATAATCTGAACCCTTTTCTGACTAAAGTTCAGACCAGGTATCTTATCAACAGCTTTTGGATTGAACTTCCATTTGTTACCATATTCAACCCCCTCCACATATAAATCCTTATATCCAAGTTCTTGGAGTTTACGAGCAGTTGCAACACCCATACCACCAGTGATATCAATTACAATAAATGCCGAGTACATCGTACCCCATTTGTAAGCAATCTCTGCTAACACATCAGGTGGTACTTTTCCAAGATATTCGGCTACTTGTTCCCTTTCATCAAAATCATAAATTTGAATGGTTGAGAAGTCTTCAGAATCACCACGAGAAACGTCAACACCCATAATATATTTGTGATCCATTTCAGCTTCTTTCCAAATCCAAAATCCACCACTCATCATTTTCCCTGCCGGTTCCTTGATTGTGTTTTCTGTAATTGTCTGAATAAGATTGGAATCAAAAACATTGTCTCCCGATCCTAAGAAATTACACTCCAATTCCTGAGCAACTTTTCTTTTGTCGAACTTGAGTTTTTTCACCATCGCTTCAAACCACGATGACGAAGGTTTGTAACCCTCTTGAAATTTGGTAACTATTTCTTCAAAATCCCTTTGAAACGGA